AAAGTCGCCAAATAGAATCGGATAAGCGTTTGCAGCGCAATCTGGCATAAACTCATCCAACACAATGGGTTTGCCTTTGAGATTGTCGAACTCTCCCGTCTGCAGAGAGGCTGACATCAGACTAGAGACGATATATCGGTTGGAAGAGTCTTTTAGCTTTTCGATGACCTTCTGCGTTGGCGAGTTCATAACCCAGCGAGCATTGCGACGATATTGTGCAGGGAGAGCATAATACAAATCAATTAACCCATCCGCGGTGAGAGAACTAGCATTACCGGAGGGTACAGCAGCGATGTCCGCACCTGCTTCCTGCAAAATGCCTCTGGGCTGTCGAATACCTGTGCCGTTGATAAAAGCCTCGTCTTCTCCGAGAGCAAATGCCTCTCCGAACAGACTGGTAAGTAGCCCAGCCACGTCTACAGCAGAGTCCTCCAAAAGGTCGTTGGAAACTGGAGCGCTCGCCATAGCCGTATGCACGTCAATTTTCTTCAAACCGAACATGCTTGTAAGACCAGCAGCTCGATGCTCTGTGGAAGTCGCAGGAAGCTCCCCTGTCCAGGTGAGTCTTACGGTAGAAGTGTATATATCGTCCGCAGTGTAATTCAGCACGGGAAATGGAACAGAATCTCTGCTGGTCGTAATTACCCGACAGAATTGACGAATCGTAGACATGGCAGCGATTTTCTTGAGCAGAGAACCCATCGTGTCAGGAGGCACCAAAAAACCTCCCGCAGGATCTAAACCTTCTTGTAATTGTTTGCGATCTGACGGAGACATGTAATCGAGACCTTTAACCATGTAAGCTTCGAAAACTTTGTCGTAACCCTTTTGCAGTGTTCCGACAGGGATTCGATACTTTACCTGTCCAACTTCGATCCAAGATTTTTCGTCCACTGCAACTTCTGGTACGACCGTTTCCGTCCAGGTTACTTTTGGCTTTTCCGCCCAGCTTTTTAGCTCTTTCACTGTGGATTGCAGCTCCTGTTGCTCTTTTATGTTCTGTGCTTTTTGAACCAGTTGCTTGTATTCATCTAAATTCTCGGCCAGATTACCTTTTTCCAGTTCTTCCAGACGAGAAAGAATTTCGTTTAAACTTTCCATCTTTTTACCTCCATTAAAATTCTGTAAAGTTTCGGATCGAAAATCGAAATCCATTCGTCCCAAAGCTCTTTCCGCAAGTGCATTGGGACAATTTTTGCAGCTTGCGCAAGGATATGAGCATTTTCCACTGACTTAAAGTCGGGTGGTTGCTTGTCCATTTCCTTGTAATGCTGCGCCAAGTGGTTATAAACTCCTTCCCGATCTGCTTCTGGAATCTTTACCCCTCCTCTGGCTCCCATCAGAGCCGCCATCGCGGCTCGAACACCGTTCCAAACCGCATTGCCTACCCAACTTTTGGACGGAGAATGGTGAGGCAACTTTAAATCTCCGAAAGTTTCCGGAGGATAGTTTACGGAGAAAGCATAATGATTCGCAATGCGCTTTTTTTCCGAAGTGTCTAAATTCTCGAAAGAATTTTCTTCCGTAAAATCAGAAAGATTCGGAGCATTCCACTCAGACTCCAAATCAATTCCATAAGAGTGGAACGGTATTACCGTTTTCTGCACGATCCTTGTCTCAGGATTTGCACCCCAGTTTACGAAGGACAAATCCCACAGGATAACCTCCTGGATGTGACGGATGTTATCCTTTAGATACCATTTATTTTTTACAATATCGAAACCAATAGAAGCTTCCCGCACTGCTCCAGCTTTAATAGCTTGGTAAACCTCTTGCGCGCGAGCAGTCGGGAGAAATTTCACCGTTCCCTTTAGAACGGTTTCCACACCAGATTGTTTTAGGTCTTCGGAGAATTTGTCGGTTTCTTCCAAGGAATGCAAAACCCCCACAGGAACCTCGTCAAATTTGTGTTGCCACAAAACTCGAATTCTGTTACCTCTTTCTTTTATGGTTTTTTTGAACGCTCCAGGATAAATTTTGTCGTTTACAGAGTCCACATTTCCAGTGGTTGCAAAGATCGCTTCCACTAACCCCTCTTCCGATAGAAGCTCTGGAGAATGGGAAATTGTTTTAACCTCCATGTTTTTATTATACCTCCATTTTTCTACAAATCTTTAAGCATTCGATCTATGGCTTTGGTAAAGGTTTCTATTATTTCTGATTCACCCTTCTGCATAACGTCTGCCAACCTCCACCAGCGTTTAGAGTGGTACCAAACTTGACCTTTGCCTTGCGCATCACCAATAACGTATTTAGCATATTGCACGTTTGTACCTACCCAACCAATTTTTCCATTGGATTCTACGTAAGATTCTGCATCTGGATTGCCCCGACCTTTTAGCACAGCAAGACTTTTTCCCAGACGCATTGTTCTGCGCGTAGGACTTTTTGCATCTGATGGGTAAGGTGGATAAGGCGGTACAAGCTCCAACGCTCTGTAAACAGCAGCTTCCATGCCTTGATAAAGGATTTCTCGAAATGTGGATTCGGACAGTTTAAGTGCTTGTTCGATATCTACAATTATCTCAACTTTCATTGAAAGTTTCTTTCCACTCGGCAATAATTTTATCTATCTTTCGGCGAGTTTGCTCCGCAAGCAGTTTGCCCCATTCTTCCATCTCTTTTTCTGGATTGCCACTTAAATGTAGCCAATCCGCACTGTCCGATCCAGGCACTACAACATAGTAACCGTTTTCACCCATATAAACAATAGTATCCGACATTGACTTTTTAACTCCTTTCTGCACTAAATGATACCTTCCATTTTTAATTACCAGAACACGATCCACAGCAGTTCCTAAAACTACAAATTCTTGCTCATGGTGACAACCAAAACCCGTGTAACACGATCCAATAATGCGGGATCGCGGAATTTGTGCACAAACTATTATAAACCCGAAGTTAGAAGCAACACTCATGCTAAAACTCCAGGATTCCATCGCATTTCCACGATACTCTACCACCTCTCCCGGTGGAAATTTAGCCAAGTCTTCATCAGAAACATTAAACCCTCGAAAAAGCGTAACATATTCTGGCAAAATATCCTTTAAAGTCTCTTGGGAGTACCTATACATCTCTCGTAAAAATTCTTCTTGATGGGTTACGATTTGAACTATCGCTTGTGAGTATTTATTAACAATGAACTCCAACAAACTTTTTTCGGTTGTCAAAGTTTGCATGGCGTCTGATTTAATCTCTTGCAAAATTTCTTCTATTATCAAACTTCCACCAAAATCCATAAGCTGACCCCCATAAAAATTCAGTTCTTCAGGGATTATCTCGAATAAAATAAATTGAATCCTTTCAATATTCCAATTTCCCTTTTTGTCTGTTACACCTCTCACATCAAACTGAAAACTTAAAGAATTTTTAAACTTTTCAATTGCAGCTTCTTTCAGACTCTCCAAACCATCCCCAATTATTTCCGCATATTTAGAGTTTTGCCATTCTGGCCACCAAGTTTTGAAAATTTTGTGTGCTAAATATTGTAAAGCTATAGACAGAGTCTGATCATTGGAGGAAATAGCCCATGCTTTAATCCATGAATTAAACACATAAATGGGTTTTCTAATTCCTTGAGATTCGAAAATCCTGCTAAACTGTAAAGAAATAAAACTTTTAAGTCTTTGAGCAAACATCCAATGCTCTGGAATAGATTTTTCTCGCTCAATTAAATTTCTGAAAAATTCGTTTAAAGCTTTCCTTAGCTTAGCATTTTCCTCGGAGACTCTATCGAAAAGTAAACTTAGATTGGATTCTTCTGGCGGAACAGCACTTTTACGGATAGGATCTTCCAAAACAGCAGGATCTGGAACTGCAGGTAAAGCCTCCAAAGCTGGCGCAACCCTGTAAAGATCTGGATTTACCGCTGGACGTATAGCACAGCGACAGTTAACGTGTGCTGGAGGATTAGCGACATCTACACTAAATTGCGCCATTTTTTCCACCACTTTGCCTTCCAAACCCCCACACACTGGACAAACCTTCTCATCCATAGCTGTAAACCACTTTTTCCCTTGCACCCACGGAGTCTTCTCCCAAACTCGCAGATTTGTCTGCGCATAAATCCGCGTAGACTCCGTCATGGCTATCTTTTTAGCTCTGCCTGCGGAGAAAATCCCTGCTTGCTGGATGCGTTTTACCAGCCAAGAGTGTGGATGTCCTCCACGGATGTACTCATCGAAAATCTCCCTAAGAGATTTTGCCGTGCTGGCATTGATGCCAGACACCATCTCGAAACCGTATGTGGCTATAAACTCTGGCAAATTTGGGTCGAATTGGTGCAAGTTCACCCCAACCGCTGGATTGGTTAATTGCAAAGACAACTTTATTTGCTTTTCCAAAACATCCATTTGTCTTTGGAGATCACTCCAAAGTCTTTCTAACTCTGACTGCCAGAATTCCTCCCAAGTTTTGCTCATGGAGTTTCCACTTTTTTAGCCCAATTTAAAAAATTTCTTTCTGTTTTGGACAGCTCCTCCTGCCAAAACTGCTCCAACGGCTCTGCGATTAGATCCTGCGCTTTGCGGATGTAAGCATTTAATTCCTCTTCAGATGGTTTCAATGGCTCCGAATTGCTTTTGGACGCTTTTTTAGTCTCTTCAGGATTTGCACTAGATCTGGATTCTAAATCCATTTGCTTTAGCATCGGAGACAGTCTTTCGTCTTGCTCAAACCCTTCCAAATTCAGATACTGTCTAAATTCATTTACGGTAATAATACCGTTTTGGCAAGCTTTAAGCAAAACATCCAGCATGTCTTGGAAATCGTTTTGCAGAACCAGAATTCGACTGTAGTCCCACTCCCCTGTAGCGTCAAACTCTAATAAAATCTGATTTTGAATCACATCTAGAATGTCTTCCATTTGCGGTATGAGAACGTTCGTCCAAAACGTCCGCAAAGCTTGCTCGTAATTGCTAAACGTAGAGCGCTCCAAACCTCCAGGCAAGTTCAGCAAAATCGGAGAAACTCCGAAAACCGCACAAATTCTGGATTCCAGCTTGGAATCCATATCACTAAAATCGAATTCCTCGAAAGAAGTTCCAAGCTTCTCTATGTCCGCATCTCCGTCCAAAACCGCTGGCATCGACCAATTGCGCATACCTCCGTATTGTGCCGACCAACGTTCTCGCAGTCGTTGGATTTGCTCTGGCTGGATAAACCCTTTTAGCTTCAACACAATGGGTGGGAGCCCTCCGCTCGATAAATATTGGTACTGGAAATTGGTAATCGCATTGTCCAAAGCAACCAAAGGATAAGCAACCTTAGCAGGAGCCAAAGCGTTCAAGTGGTACAAAGGATCGTAAAGGTGGAAGTAAACCACATCCTCCATTGGAAAAGTTTTCACTTCCGAACCCGTTTGGTATTTCCAGACGATCGCATCCTCCGTAACCACTGCTTGCAGCCAGTCTGGTCGCAATCGCCAAAGTTGCGCAGGTTTGTTGACCTGATTGCGAACCTTCTGCCATGCCGAGCAACCAAATAAGCTCAAATCCACAATAATATACCTCCAAAGGTCAGCTTCGTTCATCAGCGGATTCGGTTTTTGGATCAACCGCACAGCAGGATCTTCCTCCTCTAGAAGCTTCCCATTGCGGAAAATATTTAGATGCACCTTGCTCGCGCTGTTAGCTTTAAAGTTCACAGCCGCGAAAACGATTGGGTTTTTCTTGTATGCTTCCTCGACAAGCTTTTCCGAGGATTCCGTCCCAAAACTCCAACTCCCCCAGCTAGACGGAAAAAGCACACTCGACCATGCGAACTGTTTAACTCGATTGAAAAATCTCTTCAGCATATTACCTCCATCACACGTAAACTCCTAAACCAAATTTGACCCCGTGCAAAGCCAAAGCGATCGCAGCTAAAGCGTCCGACAGATGTCCACTCCCGAAAACGTTATCCATCGTCGAAAATTTAAGCTCGTTGTAAAGATATCGAATCATCGGGAATCTGATTTTCCCGTTCTGTATCCAAACGATAGCACGGGAAAGCAACTCTGTCCTATCCTTGCCGACCATGATGAAAGGGTTGGCAGAGGTTTCTAGATAATCTTGTACCACGTCCCCCAGACCCGTTCCATCATGGGTAGAACGAAATGGCTTGTACATACGGTTTACGTAATCCAGTCGTTCCAGCATAAGTTTCCAAGGTTGCTGTTGTCGACGCTCAAAGGTAACCAGTCGAAAAGGATCGCAATCGATCCGGATGGTTACGATAACCGTATAGTCTTCCTTGCGAGCCCAATCCGCTCCCGTTACATAGATCCCCTCTGGAGCTGGCGGCTCCACTTGGATAAATTGGTTTACATGACCCTCCCAAACTTGAGAGACATCGAAAATCTGCATCAGAACCTCGTCCGAAAAAACCCGATTGCTAGGGTTAGGCTCTTGCAGCTCATATTCCATGTTCCACATTTGTTCGGTTATTTCATGCTTTTTGCGCTCGATTTCCTCTTCCTCCAGCCAACCGTCTATTGGATTGGAAGATTCCTTATAGCACCAAGTGAAAATTTTCCAATCCCTTTGCTTAGCTCTGCGCATAATTTCGCTCATGGTTCCATCCGCATACTGCCAAGTAGACGACAAAACCGTTTGCGATTTTATACCTTTCTTGGAAAGTGTCTGACCAAGAGCGGCTTCTAATACGGAAAGATCCATCTCATCGATCTCGTCCATGCGCAACCTTTGGGGATGGGGTCCTCGAACACTGCGCTGAGAAGCCATAAGTGCCTGGATCGAATTACCCATGACGAACCGAGTCTCCGTCTGGGATGGATCGGAAGCCAAAAGGTATCTCGGAGCAGAGGGTCTGGACAGAAATTGCTGGATATAACGATGCACACGTTTAGATTGCTCTCCAGAACCTCCCAAAACAGCCACATCCGCTCCCAGCAAGATGGACTCCGTCAATCCAAGCAAAGCCAGCAAAAAGCTCTTTCCTCCAAATTCTCTGCTAGCATGCCATACAGTTATGCTGGAACGCGCAAAAAACGCATGCGCAAACGCTTCCCACGGAGAACAGTGCTCTGGGCAGACTTTAGTTCGAGGGATGGTAACTCCCCACGCCAGTTGGACAAATTTATGCAGCGTTTCTTCGGTTTGGATTGGGAGGATAACTTTTATCGTATTGCTGGAATTTAGACTAAGATTCGACTTCTTTTCTTCCATTGTCAGAGATGTCAAAACTCCCATGGGAGACGTCTTGCAACAAAATGTATCGATTGCCTTGCGCGTCCACCAGGTTGTCGAAATAAGTTTTGCGAGTTAGCCATTCCTGCACAGTCTCGACCAAGCTGAGCCACTCCCTTGGATTTAGCTCCATCAAAATCGACTCGCCTGGCATGGCAGGGTGCGGAGGGAAAACTGCCTTACCATGCACTAGCAGATCCGCAAGAATCTGCGCAATGACTTCCTTGCGCTTTTTGCGCTGGGATGGGGTTATGATGTAACCCTCCAACTTGCGTTCCACCAGTGCTTGGACGGAGATCTTAGGTTTCCGCATGGAATTAATTATACCCTAAATCAGAGCAGCCGTCTCCGGAAAGACGACTGCCCATGATAAGGAGGAGCAGGGAGAGGGAGGAACGGAAAGGAATCCTGAGTGTATTATAACGCATTTTTCTCTTACGGAAAAGGTTTTTGGGATTTACGGAAAAACGATTTGGAAGTGGATTCGATCGATTTGTCGGAAAATTTGCTGTGCAATTTTTTAATATTCGGTTTTTCGAATCATCCATGGGGGTCTAAATTCATTAAAATTTCATTAAAACTCGACTACCATGGATCTTCGATCCATGGTTGATCCATGGGGGATCCATGGGGGTTTAGAGCCAGATTCTATTTTTTTATTAATGAAAGCTTAAAGTTAGATAAGGAAATCATTAAAAACTACCATGGCTACCATGGAAATCACACTTTTAAGAGTCATCGAACACATGTTTAAGCATATAATTACAATGCGGAGTATTTTTCCATGGTTTCCATGGTAGCCATGGTAGCCATGGTAATTTTTTCGACCATTAGATTCACTTTCGAAATCCATGCCTGCAGTCTTAAAAGTGTTTTAGTTAAGTCCAATCCATATAATTATGTTTCAACACCATTTTCCATGGTATCCATGGTGGCGCACTTTAAAACAAAAAGACCCACGTTTTTTCCGTGGATCTCTTTGCAGGGGACTGGAATATTAATCTACGCAGATATTCTCATCCTCTTCTTCAGATTTAATTTCCACTTCGCAGATGAACAGATTATTGGAATCGGATAGGATTACGCTTCTTGGACACATCTCCGGGAGTGTATTCCTGTACAGGA